AAGCCTTCATCCATTCCATTACGGCGGCAAGTCTCGTAAATCTCTTTGCAAGCAATAGCCCAGAAATCAAGTTTGGTAGGCAGCTCTTTAACTGTGCGCCGAGATTTAGCCGTTTTCTTAACCGGCTTTTTAACGCGCTTTCTTGTTGCCATTAGCCCCCACCTTCTTCGATAGGGCTAATTCTAACTGAGACTCCATTTTATCAAGGCGCGACACAATAGGTATATTTTCTAATTTGATAATGTAACGAAGCCCAGCAATAAGTAAGGCGATTGATCCGAGAACCGAAGCTACGAACCCAGCGATGGTATTGGCGTCCATTACCGGACTTTTCCGTAACGCTCGTAATTAGGGTTAAGCCAATTAATGATGCTAGGCAAGACTGATACTAGAGCCGCATTTGCAATCGCATCGACATCCCAACCCACCGCGAGATACGTTGCGAGTGCTGTTGCTAGAAAGGTCTTGGCCCAACTTTCCGCCATCTTCTTTAAGTCGCTCATTTCTGTCTCCTTCAAGGTCGAACCATTTGCCGTCATTGTCTCCCAAAGTTGTAAAACTAATATGAAAATGCGATCGGTGAGGGTTTGCCCCTTTATATTTGCGGCGCTTCCAACCCAATATCGGACTCATAATTTTGCCGTCGTAAATGATGTATTTAATGCGCTTGTCTCCGCGCTTGGCACATTTACGAATCTTTTCGACCAACGCATAAGTTTCCTCAGGATGAGCATTGAGGTTGGCGTCAATATCTAAAGCTCTGACAATTCCATTTCTTCGATCGTCTGGTATGTGGTCAGAATTACCTTTAGCAATATGCCGAGCGTCAGCAACCCAGCCGTCAGAGCGCCGGTCGCGATCAAGATAATCGTCATCTATTTGCTCCCTTAGTTGAATACCAGCTTTGCAAAGTTTAGGCATTAAAGCCCCAATGCAGATTTCAAATCATCTAAATTGAGACCGACGCTTGCTAATTTCTCGCTGACTGATGGTTCTTTTGCAACAACGTTTCCGTTATGTGCCTTTACAACAGCAGCCGCTTTTGCCGCATCCTTTTGTTCGATATGCAACCACAAATCGCCATTTCCATCGACGAAAGGTGGCTGTGTTTCCAAATCCAAAACGATTCCTATTGCCGCCAACTCTTCCAGTAATTCCAATCCATTTAAGTTTTCAGGTTTATTAAATTTAATCACACTAAGCTCCTAAATATGTGGCCGAAAAAAATGAAGAGACTGTGCCCATACCACTTGCAAATATGGAAGTATTTCCACCAGAAGTTTGATACGTCTCAAGACTTACATAATCACCCGCAACTAAATCGCCAATCCAAGAAATATAGTGACCGTTATAAGCACCTTGAGCAGCTCGGCGGCTTGTTATTAACTCAGTTGAACCATTTTTCCAAAGCAATACGCGCCTCAATCCTGTCGTATTAACATCGTCATAATGAACAGTCGCAAGGATTTTATATTTCCCACCTTTACCAGTAGGGATAGTTATGCGATTCGTATTAGTTGAAGTGCTATGAAATCCATCGGTATCAAAATATTCATTATTCCAAGTGATTTCCGTCGAAGTTGCATTCGAAATCGTTTGGTCTGAGCCAGTTTTAGATAATGCACAGCCAATTACGGCAGGGAGTCCAGAAGAAGAAGCAGCCCATTTTAATCCTGTTGCTGTTGATGAATCTGCTGTTAGGACTTGCCCGTCTGTTCCAACTGCTAAGCGAGCTGGAGTATCAGCTGCGGTTGCGGTAATTAAATCGCCTTTAGCATCAACAATCGCGTTTTGAATTGCGTTGGCATCGTCGCTAGTAACCCAAGTAAAATCCATATCAGTATTGGAAGTCTTGGATAAAACCTGTCCGGTCGTTCCGCCTTTGAGATCGACTAAAGAAGTGTCGATGGCGTTGCCAAGTGTGCGCATCGCAAGAGCGCCATCTTTGACTAAATCTGTGTCGTCTGGAGTTTCCCAGCCGAAATTCGTTGTTGTTGCCATTAACTAATCACTCCTATCGCGTCCTGCCATTCTAAGGTATTAAGCACACTATTCCAGCTTTCTGCTGCATTGACCTGCGCCCATTGTTGAGCGACGGCCGAGAACTCTGTGGGTGAAGCGTTGAAGGTAATGGAAAGGCCACCCACCGACGCCCTAAACGTCCATCCCTCTACATAACCGGTGAACTCGCCACCAAGCATTTGAGGCGGAAGATTAGTGATGCGGACGGGTTGGCCCATAAAGATATTTAGCAGGGCGTCTCGATCTGCGTCGTCGATTTCGGGGTTTTGAAGTGGGAAGGTTATGGATTGGAAAAGGTAGCGAGGGTAGGCGCGAAGCTGAATTAGTCTGTCGCCCATATCCTCGACGTCTGAGGTGTTCTTTAAGTAGCTTGAGAACTGCTCTGCATAAAGCCCATAAGTGGCTTGTGAGTCGGTGTCTTGAGCGATGTATTGGGAGTTAAAGTTATTGCCATAGTCGATAATGATTTTATTGGCTATATCGCCTTGTCGCTGGACGATTCCGATTCCTGCGCCAATTGCGTGAGCGGCATCGAGGTCGGTATAGCCGTTGGCAACTAAGTAATCCTGTCGGTGGCTTGCATCGGCGTAGTTGATATTTCCGTTGGCATCTTCATACAAATAGCCGAGAGCTGAGGAAGCAATTTGATTGGCAACGTTGGAAATAACTTGATCCGTAATCTGTCGGCTTGCCATCGTATATTCGCCAGCGTCAATAGTGCCTAATCCAATATCTCCAGCATTAGCCCAAGTTTCTGTAGCTGGTTCATACGTCGCCCAAGTTTCAGCTGGCGGAAGCTCATTCCAACTAGCTAATAACAATTCATCCAACAAGTCGAGCATTTGTGCGCCGTCTAATCCTTCGGCTAGGTTGCCGTCAAAGGTCGCTCGTTGAAGTCTAATTAAAGCTCCGGTGGCTGTGATGTTGATAGTTGTTACAGCCGCCTCTGATCCTGCACTTGTGACAATTTGCCGAATGTCCGAAATGCGACCGCCAAAAAGCGGCACATAAGTAGCGTTAGAATCTTGAACTTCGATAAGGATTGAAGTATTAACCGCAAAATTATAAACGCTGTTATCGGTGTTAATCAGTTGCAAAGAGCAGTATCCAGCAGGAGTCGGCGAGTTAATATCTGTTCGGCCAGATGTAATACTTAGGTTGGCAAGAGTTACGCCGGTTACTGTGTCGCCGTTAGCTCTTACTCTCCATACGGGCGTCCAAGCGGTCATAGAATCTGAGCGTTAGTCCGTAGGTCGCCAGCACCGGTAGTGCCGCGATTGGTTGAATTATTGAGGGCTAAGACGACAGCTCGAGTAAATCCTTCTTCGTCGATAATGCTTGGGGAATTAACGTTGATTGTCAATCCAGCGTTTTCAGTTTTGCGAAATGAGCCGGGATCAAAAACTCCGTTAATTGCTCCACCAGTTCTGGCGTTATTAAAAGCGTCAAAAGCAGCATTCGTTCCCGCTATGACTCCCGCAATAGTTCCACCAATGCTAGAACCGCCACCTGCGCCACCTGTAGTTCCACCACCAATAAGATTTCCACCACCAGACGTTCCTTTACCGCCGCCAGTTGAACCACCGCCAACAGAACCGCCGCCAAAAGGTAGGCTACCCGGATTAACTGTGTTAGATCCTGTGTTAATTCCTCCAGAACTAAAATTTACTTTACTAATGGTCGGAGTATCAGGGCCACTTGATAATAAATTTTTAGCGCGAATGACGGCGTTAATTCCTGTAATTGCCGCGTTAATAATTGGTTCTAAAGCTTGGAGAGATAATGAAACTGCTTTGACAATAGTGGAAGCAACTGTACTCAAGCCTTTAAGGCTGTTAAGTAAAGTGAAACTTAAAAACGGAACAAGCGTATCTTTTGCAAAATTGTATAGACCCCGAATTGCTTGTTCATTGTCTTTAAATGCTTTTATGACTGGATCGATTGCGTTTTGTTTAAATTTTTCAAATGCAGGAATGGCAGTTTCAGTAATAAATTTGAGCAACTTTTCGATAATCGGTAACAAAGCTGCGCCAACCGATTCTTTTGCTTCATCAAAAGCGACTTTTAATCGAGCAATTCGACCTTCAAAAGTATTGGCTTGAGTTGCCGCAGCGCCGCCGAATGTCTCGGACAGTTGCTTAACAGTTCCCTCAAAGCCAAGAGTTTTAGCTTCAGCGGCAGTAATTCCAACACCGAGACG